CGCGATAGAGGTAGCGGCCGCCGAGACCGTACAGGATCCACCAAGCGAGCAGCTCTGACCATTCACCGTCGTCGACGAGTTCGCGAGCAGCGCGTTCGTGATCGGCGTAAACCCGGAAGCGAGTGATCCGGCCGTAAGGGCGCCGACCGACGTCAGGGACGAGCTGACGACCGTCGATTTAAGCGTGGTACCGGTAAGCGCGCCCGCGGGCGCGGTCGCGACCGAGAGGTTCGAGCCCGATAGCGTCAGACTGGAATCGTAGTTCAGCGCGTACGTGACGACCTGAGCCGGGAACGTAACCGAGAGCGGCGCGGTCGCCGCAAAGCTCGACGCCGAGGTCGCGCCGAAGGGACCGACGGTCGCGCCGTTGATCCGCGCATAGACGCCTGTCAGCGTCGTCCAGATATCGCCGTTCTGCGGCGATGCCGGGACGTTGCCCTGCGGAATATTAAAGCCCGCGCCGGACGTCTGCGACGCCGCGGTCGTGAGCTTCCCGAGCATCGTATCGCCCGCGCGATTTACGGGCGTATATCCGAGCGTGTTCTGCTTTGCTTGGAAGCAGGCGTTCCATTGCGCGGCCGTCAGGACCGCGCCGGTCGCGATCGACGGACATGCGCTTTGCGCGAGCGCGGCCGCGGGAGCCAAAACCCACGCGGCCAGAAGCGCGATGGCGCCGACGATCGAGAACGTAATCCGCTTCATCGACGTAACTCCTATCCGCGCCATCGACCGGTCATAAGCATATTCGCTGATGTACCGAAGAAGGTTCGCGCGTTGACGTTATTGGTTACGATTTGCCCCGCGAAAGCTTGCGTTAGGCCGAGCGCCGGAGACTGCCAGCACTTCGCAACCATATCGCTTCCGTTCGTAACGGTCGCGCCCGCTACACCGCCCGAGAATCGTCCAGCCTTTCCGCAAGTCACCGTAGACGAATTAATGCCGATAAAATTCCCGGCATCGGATTGCGAGTTACCGCCGCTTTGAAGCGCATACTGAATAAAATCATACTCGACAGGCTCCTCGGCAAGCCCGGTTACGACCCTCATATTATTGGCCGTATTATTGTTCGAGGCCATACCGGTCGTTAGGTTTCCGGCGTTCGGATTCCACGACGCGGTCGCGTCCGTGACCTGTAGATAGATCGTCTGACGATTATAGAAATTCCACGTCGCCCATCGGCGATTTTGCCCAATACTCCGCTGAAACGAGACCTGACCGTTTACGCCGTCGATCAAGATCGTCGCTACGACCGTACAGCGGTTCGCCGCGACCGAGACGCCGACGTTATTGTTCGTGACGGTCACGGTCGCGGTATTGAGCCAGATACCTTGAACCTGTGAGATCGCCGCCGAGCGCGCGCTCGTTCCGGCGCCCGCGTTCGACCATGCCGGCATCGTCCCGATCGCGGGCGTTCCGGCGTTATTGTAGATGCAGACGTCGTAGAGATTATTCGCCGTATTCGCGGTGCCGCTCAGAATAAGCGTCATCTGAGCTTCGGTTACGGCCGTCGGAACGAATTGTCCGCCGTTAAAGATCGGGACATATTTCCCGGTAACGCCTTCGTAGAAGAGCGTCGTCGCCGACGTTACATCGCTTACGGGGAAAAACTCTCCCGCCGTACACCCCGCGACCGGGCTCGGGCTCGAAACCTGACAGGGCGTCAAATATCCCTGGGGAGCCGAAGGCGGTGGCGGAGAAGTTCCGAGATTCCATTGCGTTCCGTCGAACGTGATCTCGGCGACTTCGGTCGTATTGATCTCGCCGCCCGTAAGCGCCACCACGCCATTACCGGTCGGCTTCCGGATCGCAACCGCGGAGCCGATGCCGTTAACGACGACGGTCGTCGCGCCGGTATTTTGCGCGGCCGGCAGAAAGCGGATCGGGACGCCCGGGATATTGCGCGTCCAGTTCGGGACCGTGAGCGTGATCGCGTTCGCGGTACCGCCCGGCGTCGCGACGTAGGTCGCCTGATCGGCGAACTGAGCCTGCGCGGTAAACGGCGCGAGGAAGATCGCGGCCGCGACCGCGAGCGGAGCCAAGATTCGAGAAAAGATTTTCATGACGTTCTACAGCTCCAAAGGTTGGTCCCGTAATATTTGAAACGGGCGCTCTGACCGTCCTTGTTCATGATGAAGGAAGGTTGCCCGCGGATCGTATGTCCGGCCGGAGGAACCACCGTCACGAGACCGCTCCCGAGGTTCATCGAAAGGTCCTCGACTTCGAAGACCTGATTCAACACGAGAGTGCCGGTCGCCGCAAGGTTAACGGTCATCGCCGCCGGAGAGCCGCGGTTCAGGCCGAGCGAATACTGCGTATCGGCGTTGAAGTTGAACGTCGCGTTATTCGTTTGGATCGTCGACGGCGAGACGAGACCGGGACCCGGGAACGCGCTCCATCCGGCGCCCCCGGTATCCGGATTGTTCGAATTGTTGTCGGCCGTCGAGATCCAGAAGTTACCGGCACCGGCCGTCGCTTGCAGGAACGCGCCCTTCGGATATCCGCCGATATCGGCCGCGAACGCCGGATCGAAATACGGGACGCCGCCACCGGCTTGCGTCCACTGTAGCCATTGCGTGACCTGTTTGAAGATGCCGTTGAAGTCCTGCCCGGACGGCGGAATACCACCGGCCGCGATCGGCGAGAAGTTCGGCGGCGGAAAACCGAGCGTAAGCGAGGCCTGCCCGGGATCGGGAGTCGGCAGCTCGGGAATCGCCCTGATGTTCGCGCCGCTGGCGGCGTTCGCCCAAGGGATCGGGAATTTGTCCGGGATGTTCGCGAGTTCCATAGCCGCCTCCTAGATAAGCTGTACCACGCGCGCCTGAACGCCGGTAGGCTTCGGGATCGCGCCAGATTGAGAAACGATAGCAAGCTCGACGGCCGAGAGCGCGAACTCGAAAACATAGCTCATGGTCATTGGAGGTTGCGGCGAGTTCGAGAAGAACGGAGCCTGGCCGAACGGCTGACAATCGAACGCTTCCGCGAACCCGAAGAAGAGCCCGTCGAACGGATAGCCCTCCGAGACGTAGCAATTTCCCCTGTTCGGAAAGAGGTTTAACAAAATCTGGTTAATCGCCGGGATCGAGCAATCGGTGATGTTCGAGAGCGCCTTCGCGAAGATCAAAAGTCGGTAAGGCTCGTCGGTCAGATTGTAGTTTTGCGTCAGCGGCGCGCCCGAATAATACGACGCCGAGCCGAACCCATCGATCCCGTCGTCCGGACCTCCGGACGCTTCCGCGAACCCGAAATACGAACCGGCCGGGACTTGAAGCGTCCGCGAGACGTCAACGATTCGCCCCCAAATATCGAGCCCGTATCCCTGCGCGGTGTCGACGTTCCAGATGAGTTCGAAGAACGCGTCGAAGTTCGCGGTCTGGTCGATATAGGCCGCCATATCGACGATGAGCTGCGTCAGGATTTCCGAGTTCGCATACTGCGAGAGAACGGTCGTCCAGACGTCGAACGCCGTAATCGTACCGATCGGCGAAACGCCGATCTCGAACTCGCCGATCGCGTTCGAGCCCGGCGTCGGATTCGGGTGCGGATACGGAGGGCCGCTCATCAGACCACCGATACGTTGATGTTATCGGCCGAGAGCGACGGCGTCTGGTCGATCTGTACTTGCGTCGAGGTCTGGTCGGCGGCCGCGAGGTCCATCGCGCGGCTCGAAACGGCCTGCGAGACCGAGACCTGATACGTGCCGAGGCCGCCGGTCGGGCCGGAAAGTTGACTGAGGATCGTCGTCGGGTTCACGACGCCGTCGGCGAAAAGAGATTGACCGATCGCGACGGTGCCGCCGACCTGAATGGTCGTAACCGTCAACGTCGTCCCGGCGATCGAGCCGACGATAACGGCGCCCGGGTCGTTCGCGGAGCCGATCTTAAGCGATTGAAGCTGTACCCATGAACCGAGCGCCAAGATCGGCGTAACGTATCGGGACGCCAGCAGCTTACTTCCGATCCGCGCGCGCGCGCCGCCGTCGGTCCCGTTAAACGCCGCCAAGAGCGCGTTCTGAACCTGTGTCGCGGCATCGGCCGGCACGTCCGGACCCGAGTTCAAGATCGCGGCAAAAAGGATCGGAAGGTCGGCGGGCGTCTCCCACCGGACGAGATAGGTCGGTACCGGCGGCGAATATCCGGCGTTGGTGTCCTCGACCGTAAACGTCGTATTGCCGTTCCACGAACAGCCCGGCGCCTTCTTCGACCACATCGCGCGCGCGACGTCCGCGGCCGCGCCGCCGACCACCGCGACATAGATCGAGTTCGGGTTCAGCAGATAGCCGTTAATCGTTTTCGGCGTCGCGAGATCGTTCTCGGTCACGTAGCAGTCGAGAACGCCCGGCACGTCGAGGACGGCGCCGAGGACCGAGTTGAGGATACCGCGCGCGTTCTTCGCGACCGACTGACGGCGGCGCGCCTCGAACTGAGAGCGCGATTCCGTAAGCTGTCCGACGGTCCCGGAGAGGACGGTCGCGGAATCCCATCCCGGGATCGACTGATAGATGCTGACTTGCTCCGGTACCGAGACCGGGCCGACGATCTGCGACGAGAACGAAAGCGTCATCAGGCCCGAGCTGGTGAACGTACCGGTCTCGGTCGCGAGATAGATATTCCCGGCGCCGTCGATCACGGATGCGCCGATCGGAATAACGACGTCGATCGCGCCCGAGAGTTGAAGCTCTAAGACGGTCGGCTCGGCCGGAAGGCGCTCGATAAAATAGATGCGCGCGATCGCGTCCTGCATCCGTCCGGTCGCATACGCGGGATCGACTTGGTTCGTGTAATAGACGAACAGCGAATTTACGTTGACGATAACGGCGGTCTCGCTGGTCGCGAGCTGGCCCTGAGGCGTATTGAGGTTATAGCTCAGGTTCCGGCCAAACGCCGCGTTGATATCGCCCTGCACGCCCGCGAGGACCGCCGGAGCGGCCGGAGCGACGAAGCCGCGATCTCCCCAAGTAACGCTCGGGACCGAAGTCATCAGCCAACTCCCTGCGGGTTTACGACCGTGAAGGTCGCGACCGATACCTGCCCGGTCTTCTTCGATGTGACCTGAACCTGTCCGGCGATGCTACGGTTCGTCAGCGCCGAAAGGAAGCATTGCGCTCTCGCGACCCCGTCGACCGTCATCGCGGCGCTTTCCATCTGCGCCTTAAGGAGCGCGATCGGCGGGTTCTTTCCGAGAATCTCTTGAAGGTACGGAACGCCCACCTGTGTATCGAAGTAGACCTCGCCGAGAAAGGTCCGAATCGCCGACGCGGCGTCCTGCGCGAGCGAATAGGGCTCGGTCGCGCGCGCGATATTCCCGTTCAGATCGAGGACCAAATCCCACGTAACGGGGTCTAGGAGGATCGTATCGGCCATCAGTTGTTCGGTCCCGTTGTGCCCGGCGCGGTCGAGACCGGGTGCGTGTGCGCTTTAAGGCTCTTGCCGCCCGCGACGACGTCGGTATCGCCCGTCACCGTACCACCGATATGCAGATTCCCCGGATAGAGGCCGCCGCCATCGTCGAGGATCGAGCCGCCGAGCTGGAGGTTCCCGGTTACTATCAGATTCCCGACGACCTTGACCGGCAGAGAACCCGACGGCGTAAGCGTGATGCCGGCCGCCGACCACTCCATCTTGTTTCCGGTCTTATCGACGATCCGGATGCCGTCCGCCGTAAAGATCAAATATTGCTCGGGCGCGACGTTTAGCGCGCCGCCGACGTAGACGCCGTCCGAGAGCTTGTATTGCCGACGGGAGTCCGGCGGGCTGATCTTCCCGGTCTGTTTCACCTTCGAGATATCGCGATCGGAGACGACGACGTAGCCGATATCGTCGACCTCGGGATCACAGACGACCGCGTTCTTACCGCCCTGCTGGCGCGACCACGGAATGCCATGCACGATTCCGTGCGGCGTCGCGTTTCCGTTTCCGTCGATCTGAGAGACGAGCGGTTGAACCGATACGGTCCCGGCCTTTTTGACGTCGCCGTCGCCTTCCCCGGGCGTAACCTTCGTCACCCGGACGAGCTTCATCGTATCCAGGCGGCCGATCATCTGGCGGACCAAGAACGCGGTCGCGTTGAAGTCCGACGTCGAATCGTTTGGATCCTGCTGTCCGTACCCGATCGTGCTCTGGTTGCTGGCGCCCTGATCGGTCACGTCATGCCTGCGGCGGAAGAGGTTTCGGATACTTCGGATTATAGGCCGCGATCATACACTCCCATTTCCCCTTCGGTACTTGGGAATCGAGCGCGAGATTGAGCTGGTTTACCGCCCACTCGCCGACGTCGTTGATCGCCTTAACGCGGCTGACGACCTTGACCTTTCCGCCGAACGTAATCTGCGGATTAAACAGCGACTTAACGATGATGCCCTGCTGCGTATAGGCCGGATAGCCGATCATTCCGGTTTCAGACGAGAGGACCGGGATCTGACCACCGTTACGAGAGCCGCCCTTCGGCCAGATCGCGAGGATCGAGCCGTTGATGACCTCGGCGTTGATATTCGCCTGCTCGGCGCACTCGCGCATCTGCGTCCGGATATTCCCGGAGAAGTACGGGTTAGAGAGCTTCGTATCGACGCCGTTATTTTCGAGCGTGAGTCCCATCTGGCGCGCAAAGCCGCCCATGATATCGCCGACCGACGCCGAACCTTCGAAGCTCGAAGCCGTCGCGGGCGCGACCGCGTCGGCCAGGATCGAGTTTGCCTCGATATGGAAGGGGACGATCGGCTGCGCGTTATAGTCCGCGTAACCGACCATAATCGTTCCGACGAACACGATACTCATCCCGTCCTGTTCGGTGCCGGCCGAGATCGTGATGGTGTTTTTCGGGACCATGTTGAAGACCATGCCGAGCGTCGAGAGCTGGTTCATTATGTCTTCGGAGAGGCCGTAAATCTCGACCGTCGCGGTCGTCCCGGCGGGCGCGCCCGAGTTCTGAATCCGCGTCGAGATACGGAAGTTCGAAAGCGTGACCGTATCGGTCCCGCTCTGCGTAAACGTCTTCGGCTGGTTCGTCTTCGTGTCGCTCGCGAGCTTTATCGCGATCTCGATACGGCGCTCCGTGAACGAGCCCATCTTATCCTCCCGGCGCGAGGATCGGCTCGACGAGATCGGCCGCTTCGAGATAGACGAGCTGATATTGCGAGCCGAGGCCCGTATAGACCGGATCGGTCCCTTCTTCGCCGTCGGTCGCCTGCGTATCGACGAACGTAAAATCGCCGACCAGCCCGAGATATTCGGAGCGCACGATCCGGTTAAGGTTCTGGCAGATCACGCCGCCGATAACGAGCTGGTTGTTGATCGAGACGTCGATAAAGAGCCCGTAGGCAAGCTGATAGATGTTCAGCGAAACGGGCTGCTCGGCGAGCTGAACCTGTAGGACTTGGTTCGGAAGCGGTTTGATCGGAACGATCTGCATCACTGCACCGTCCAGTTGCCGCTAGAGAAGCCCTGTTCGACGACGCCGGTCGGAGTCTGCGGCTGTACGTTTCCGCTGCTCTGCTGGCCCGCGCCCTGCGGCTGCTGCGTATTCGTGAACGTCGCGGTCGCGGTCTCGCGGATTTCGGTCATCCAGAGATCGACCGTAATCAGGCCCGCGCCATCGGAGCCGTTCCGACGGAAGTCCCGATGCGAGAAATTGTAATTCAGGTACACGGCCTCGGGCGTGACGATATCGTACAGGTCCGTCGTGTTCATGACGGCGTCGATATCTTGCAAGAACCGCTGGCGCCGCGAGATCGAGCCGCCGGTCGAAAGCCGGACCCGGATATCGGTCGGAAGCTGAACCTTATTGTAGCTCTGAAAGCCGCCCTCTTCGACCTGATAGTCCGAGACCGGAAGGTCCTGCCGGAGATCGAACGAGATCATCGAGTCAAACTCGATAACGGGCTCGCCGTCGAGGAAGATTCCCCATACGACTTGCTGGCCGCCGAAGACGAAGCCGATCACGTCCTGAAAGAGCAGGACGATCGCGTTCGCGGCGTAGCTCGCGAGACCGGGGACGCCCGGCACCCTTGGAACATTCGTCATTAGCCCGTCTGCCCGTAATTTGCCGATGCAGCCCAATTAGCACGTTTTAGGGCTCCCGGAATCTCGTTCGCGATATCGTCGGCGTTCCGGGCGTTCGGAGCCTGAATGGTAACCTGGCCGACCGTCACGGAGCTGCTATTCGTCTCCGAGGACGACATAGGCCCGACGCCGCGGGAGCCCGCCGAGGCGGCCGCCGGAGCCCCTACGTTCGGTCCCGGAAGTCCGGCGCGCGGAAGTCCCTTCCAGCCGTGCCACGCGCCCCACCCGCTCTTACTGGCTTCGTCGAGGCTAAAATCGACCTGAGCCTTCCACGTCGACGGGTCGCGCGGGTTCATGCCGGTTTGCTTCTGGAATTTATTCCCGAGGCCGCCGCCCATGTAGAGCTGAAACGGTCCCCAAGAATCCTCGCGCGTGCCGTCGGCGCGGATAATCGAGGACTGCTGGCCCGGGAGCTTACTGTAGAGACCTTCGCTCGCCGCGACGCCGACTGCGACGTTCGGGTCGATTCCCCGTTTCGCGGCCGCGGCCCGGATATACGCCTCCTGTTCGGACGTGCCGGTCGCGGGTTGGCCCGGCTGCGGTCCCTCGGCCTTCTTCTTCGCCGCCATCGCCAGCGCGGCCTCGGCCAGCGCCCGCTTATCCCGCTCGTCCGCGGTACCGGGGCCGTAGAACTCATCCAGCTCCTTGTTGAGCTGCTCCTCCGAGACGCCCCACGGATTGATGCTGTTCATGAAGCGCCAGACGTCTTTCGGATCGCCGAGCAGCTTGTTCATGCCCGCGCGGTTCTTCGCGCCCGTCATCGCGGCCTCGGGAGAGCCAGGTTCTTGCCTCCATGCGTTCAGGAGGCGCGTAAGCGCGTTCGCGACCGCGATCAGGCCGGGCGCCAACGTCGTAACCAGCGATCGGCCGAGCGACGTCGCCGAGCGATCGAGAAGCGCAAGCTGCTTCTGATATTCGGCCGCCGCCTCGGCGCTCTCGAAGGTCGTTCCGCCAGCCTCGCGCGCGTTCTTGAGCAAGCCTTCGAGCGCCGACCGCCCGCGCAACATCAGATTGATCGAATCTTGGTTGGCGCCCGGGATCATCGCGAGCGTCGCGGCCGCGCGCGCCGGATCGCTTTCGTTCAACTTGTGGACCGCCTCGGAGATTTCGAGGAACATTTCGGCCGATGTTTTCAGCTTATGGTTCTGGTCGAAGAGCGAGACGCCAAGGTGCGTCATGACGGCCAGAAACGGACCTTGGCCGGTCAGCATAAATTGGTTCATCGCGCCCGATAGGCCCTGCATCGCCGACGTGACGCCGCCGACCTGGCCGCCGAGTTGCGCGCTGGCGCCTTCCCATGCCGAGACCTCGCGCGCGCTCATGTTCAGCGTATAGGCGACCCGGCCGGTCGCGGCATCGAGCGACGTCACGTAGCCGATAAAATCCTTGATGCCTTTGCCGCCGAGGAAGAGCCCGATAAAGCCGAGCGCCTCGCGCTTGATGCTCGCGAAGACGTCGCCGACGCGCTTCCCTTCATGCTCGATATTTTTCCCGAGCAGGATTGCGGCGTCCTGCGATCGCTTAAACGCTTCGAGCGCGTCCTTCTGCCCCTGCGTAAACTTCGACGGGTCGAGCCCGAGTTCGACGACGAGGCTATCGATAACGGTCGGCATCGCGGTCCCCCGGGAACGTATAAGCGTTACGCCGACACCTTACTGCTTCTCGGCCGCCTTATCTATGCGCCGCTGGTTCTCGGAATCGACCGTGATTACTTCGAGGATATCCCAAAGGTCTTCGAGGCCAAGCGTCGACGAGAGCGGCCCGATCAGCGTCTTATCGGCCGACAACACCATCCCGATCGACGGCGGGACGTTCGGATATTCTAGGAGTTCGATGCCGCCAAAACCGCGTCGAGTAATTTCGATAGGGCGGCGGCTGGCGAAAAACCCGTATGGATCCTGATTACCTCCGAGCGTAGCCAGAGGCGCGTCCGGACTTCCTCGATATCGTCGTCAGAGACGATCTCGGTCGCGACGTCGGGATAACGCGGGTCTCGGATCATCCGGACGCACGTCATCATTTCGTCCATCAGTGGATCGAGGTCTTCGGGCCGGATCGTGCCGCGCAGGAAGACGTTCAGGCCAAGGATCGCGATGCCGACCATCCCGAGCCCGGAGACGTTATCGGGAATGCGCTCGCCCGAGCCCTTGATGAGAAGGACCGCGCGATACGCCCACTTCTCGGCCTGAGCGGCCGGCATTTCGGTAATCAGGAAATGCTTGCCCGCGTCCCGGTTTCCCTCGGCGCGCGGCGCGATGACGATTTCAGACTTCCGCATCCGTCTTGTTCCTCTCCGGGCCGAGCCGGGGATAATCCTCTCCCGGAACGTCGCTCGGCTGCTGAGGAACCTTATTGGTCGGATAGTCGGCGGGCGTCAAGAACTCGACGCGTGTAACGAAGCCGTGCGCGTCTATTTCGTAGGCCTTTACGATCGGGCAGCGGACGCCATGCGTCTCGCCGCACCATCGACATTTCGTCGGGAGAGCCTCTCCGGCTACCGCCATCAGATCGGCGCCGGGCCGATCCCCTTCCACGTAATTTCGAACTGCCGTGGCTGGAGGAGCTTCTTCGCCGCCGGGGCTGGCTTGTAGCCGGTCAGATAGCCCTCGACGAGCTGGAACTTCGTCGAGATCGCCGGAACGATCGCGAGGCCGTTCGCCTGATACGTGTTCTTCGTCGCCTGCATCTGCGTCCACCACGTATCGAAGACGCGGGTCGAGAGCGAGTCGGCCTGCAACGTGACCGACTGGATAATCGGGACGAAGACGAAACCGGCCGAGAGAAGGCCGTCCACGCCCATCAAGACCTCGACGGACTTGATCGTCGGAAAGTCCCACGCGTCATCGGGCGCGAAGCCTTGGATTTGCTGTGGCGTCGGGAAGAGCAGCGGAATTGACAGGGTCAATACCGCATTGGCGGAAGTAATCGATCCCATCTAGGTCTCTCCCCTTACTGTAGAGCGGTGCTGTCGAGCGTGATCGACTGAACCGATCCGCGATCGAGATACCAGAATTTGACGTTCTTCGGACCGCGCGCCGCCCGAACCTGGCCCGAGGCCGCGACGGTCTGAACGTAATAGCCCTGCGTCTGCAAGCTCGACGCGATATCGATGCCGGCCGCCGCGTTCACGGCCGCGGCTTGCGCGTTCGTGATATCGCCGGGCGCGAAGGCGCCGAAGTTCAAAGCCGCCTGAATCGGGTCCGCGAGCGCGGTCTCGATCAGGCTATCGCCCGCGGCTTTGAACGGGATCGACTTCGAGTTCTTGAAGAGCGTCAGAAGCGCGAGCTGCAACGTGTTGTTGAGCCAAATCTGATTGATGTAGCTGTCGAGCCACGCGAACGGGCCGGTCACGAACCCGCGCTGCAACCAGATAAAGTCCGCGGCCGCGGCGCCATATGCGCCGTAGAAGCTATAGCCGTTACCGCGCGAGGCGCCCTGCGGCGATCCGCCGAGGTTATTCGCGACGGTCGCGTTCGTGACGGTCGCGACGAGCGACGCGAGCTGCCGAAACGCGAAGGTGATACGGCCGTTAAGCTCCGCGAAGTTGATCGAGGCCGCGGTACCGCAAATGAAGACCGCGTCCTGCCAGGTCGCGATCGCCGGATCGGTCCAGATAAGCGCCGTCCCGGAATTGTTGTTCTGCTCCAAGATGTAGCCGAGCGAGCCGGTCGCCGGAACTCCGGCCGCCGGAGTGACGTCGACGTCCCAACACACGTAGACGAAGCGATCGTTCGTGGTCGAGACCCAATTCGCGAACAGGAGCTTGTTCGCGTTGCCGGGCGTCGCGTCAGGATCGAACAGCGTCGTAAAGGTCGCCCAATTATCGTCGATCGCGATAACGGCGTTCATGAACGTGGCCGGGACGGCCGCGACGGCGCCCTGCGAGAGAACCGCGCCGGTCGCGCTGGTGAGCTTCAAGACCGTATCGGCGGTACCGGAGCCGCTCGCGAACGTGATCGTCGAGGAAGCGCCCGCGGTCGGCGACGTGATGATGAAGGCGTTCGAGGTCGAGTCGTAGACGCAAGTCGCGTCCGGGTTCGCGCCCGCCTGTAGGGCGGTCTGCAACAGCGTGGCCGCGTTCGAGAAGCTCGTCGCCGACGAGAGGTCGACGTCCGCGATCGTAATCAGCGTGCCGTCGACCGTGATAAGGAGCTGGCCGTCGACGCCCTGAATGTCCGAGAGCGTGACGCCCGAGAGATTGCCGCCGCGCAGATAGGCCGCGACCGACGCGGTATTGAACTGCGCGAAGAGGATTTCGGCCGGCAGACGCGAGGAGCCCTCGAAGCCCGCGAAGTAAATATCGGCCGCCGCCTTCTCGGTCGAGTTCTGGCCGAAGTAATTTCCGACCGAATCGGCATCCGGGAAACGCTGAACGGTGCCGATCGGCGCGCGCGTGCTGGTCGTTAGCATTAGGCCGAGGATTTCGACGGCCGACCCGCCGACGCCGAGAACATTCGGATTTACCGCTACGATTTCAGAGGCCGGGATCGTCGTCATCGGGTTCTATCTCCTCAACTCGGCGGATATTCGGCGTCTACGCTGACGAGTTCGACGGTGGCCGAGTCAGCGAATTGCAGAGGGATGGATAACACGGCCTCCTCAACTTAAAAAGGGGCAGCGGGAGGCCGTCCGAATGAGGGATTTCTACGTCTACGTTCTGTTTCGCCCTTGGGATGGGTCGCCGTTCTATGTCGGGAAAGGCCGCGGCCGCCGCTGGTTACATCATGAGGGAAGATCGATTTCCCCGAATAAAATGGTCCGAGCGATTATCCTAAAAGCGAAACGCCTCGGGCTAGAAATCCCGAAAGTAAAGGTCCGGGAGGGTCTATCCGAGCCGGAAGCCTTCGAGATCGAGGTCGCCCTGATCGGTGCAATCGGTCGGAAAACTCAGGGAGGACCGCTCGCGAATGTATCGCCCGGCGGCGAGAGCGGACCGACTGCGCCGAAGACGCCGGAGCATCGCGCGAAGATTAGCGCGGCCCTAAAGGGGCATCCTCCGCACCGCGAATCTCTCGAAAAGATACGCCTAATGCAGACCGGACGCCCACTCTCGAAAGAGCATCGCGCCAAATTGAGTAAGGCCGCGAAGGCTAGGGAGGAAAGGCGACGTCAACATCAACAAGAGTAACGGTCGCGCTATCGGCGAACTGCTGAGGTACGATTACGACCGCGTTGCTCTGTAGCATAGCCTCGACGACCCACCGCCACTCATACTGCTGTTCGGCGTTCAGGAACGGCATCTGCCGCGGGTCGGTCGTGTAGAGCGGAACGACCCCGTAATTCGGGCTCTGAGCGGCGAACGAGTCGACCGCGTAAGCGTCGCGGAAGAGCGTCGCGACCGTCGTCGCCATATCGGACGACGATATCGTCGAGGAGTGAAAATCGAGCTGAACGACTTGGTTTACGCCCTGCTCGATGTTCTCGGCTCCGGCCGAAAGCGTCCGGCTCGCGACCGTCTGCGTATTGTTCAGGACGTAGGTCCCGACGCCGCCGGTCCCGGTCCCGAGCGATTGAACCCGGGTCCCGTCGAGTACGTCGACGCCGAAGATCGTCGAGCCGACCATGATCGCGCCGTCGAGATCGGGGTCGACGGCCGTTACGGTCAGGATGTTGCCCGCGATCGAGCCGACGAGCTTCGAATCCGCGTACGTGTCGATATTCGTCCGGAGGCGTTCCTGCCGGATCGGCGTCATGACGACGAAGCTCGTCGACTTCGGCTCCGGGATGCGGTTCGGCTGTGCCTGAACGACCTCGACGCCGGACGGCAACACCGCGAGGAGAAACTTCCCGAGCTGCGTAAGCGCGTTCGCGGTGGTCGGCGAAGGGGTCATCGATAAAATAGCACGTTCAAAAGCGGCGAACCGGATGCGCCGATAAAGCGCAACTTCGAGAGCGTGCCGGTATAGAAAATCCCGGCTCCGTTAACGAGCAGCGCGCCGACGGCCGTCGTAGGCGCGACCGCGTCGTCTCGATACCGGATCGGCGCGACCTCGGATTGCAGGAGCGCCATCGTGGCGCCGGTCGGGATTCCGCCCGCGCAGGCCGAGAGCGGCGTCGAGGCCGCCAACGTCGCGGCCGCGATCTGGCAATACCCGAGCGGGACGAGCGGGAGACCCGGGACGGTGGTCTGCGCGCGCGCCGGACCGAAGAGGAGCGACGAGATCGCGAGCGAGGCCGCGAGGACGATTCCGAGACGTTTCATTTCAGGCTCCTTCGTTCTGTAGCGTGATCGCGGCCGAGACCCAATCCGGAAACTGTTCGAGGACTTGCGCGACCAGCCATACGCCATCGTTTACGCCGCCCGCAATGGTGATGAGGTCGCCGCCCTGACGGCTGACGCGTTTTACGGCCTCGACGGAGCCATAGAGGTAAATCTTCCGGCGCGTCCCGCCGAGATTTAGCCCGTCCATCTGTTGAAGGTCGCGCCAAGAGATCGGCTGTACTTGCGCCATCAGCAGAAGCGCGGACGTCATCGCGACCGAGGAGACGGGCGCGTCGTAGGTCCGACTCAGGCGATAGGTCCCGATTCCGCCGTCGGCGCCCGAGAGCTGCTCGACGATCTCGGTATCCGGGAGGAGGCCGACGCCCGCGATCGTTTGACCGCTCTGGATCTTGCCGGTCGAAACCGCCGAGACCGTCAGCACGTTCCCGGCGATCGCGCCCGTAAGCGCGCCGGGCGTCGCATAGGTGGGTGTTTGCGCGAAGCCGTTCTCGGGATCGGTCGTCTGTCCGGCGCTAACCTGTACGGAGACCGGGATAAGCGGGTTCACGACGCCGATATAGGGCGCGACGATGCCGTGCAAGTTCATGGCGCGCCCTCCGCGTGGCTAACGGCGAGGGGATTAACGTGCCGGTCCGCACCCCCGCCGCCCGTTCTACCGGCCGCCCGCCCTTACGAAATACGATAGGCGACGAAGACGTGGTCGGCGGTCTTCCGGATACGGAAGATGCCGCTCGACGAGAGCGTCGGTCCGGAGTGAGCCGGAAGGTCCGCGGAGCCGACGATCGTAATATCGGTGTTGACCGTAACGGTCGCGTCTTCGGCGTCGACCGTCGACGTGTTGATGAACGCGACGTCGAAGGATTCGCCGATCGCGAAGTCGGCCGGCAGAGCCGCTTGCAAGTCGCTACCGGTCGGAAGCTGCTGCGCCGAAGTCGCGCCCGCGCCCTGATTGATGGTCACGATACCGGCCAGAAGGTTCGCGGCCGTCAGAACGCCCGAGACCGTCTTCGCGGCGGGTGCGCCCTGCGATCGCGCCAAGACACCGGCCGCGCGCACCACGCCCGGGACCGTTCCGGCGCCAGGCTGCAAGACCACCGATTGTCCCTCCGGAGCCTCGACGGTACCGGCCGGACCCGCGCCGGTCTCGTTCCAGACCGCGGCACCCTCGGTCGCGTCGACGCAGACGAACGCCCGACCACCGGTCACGTTCACCCACTGCGAGCCGACCGAATAGCCTTCCGACGAATCATCGTTCGCGGTCGGGTCGACGGTCGCTTCGAGATTGTTGATCCACGCGATGCTGAACTTTACGTCGCCGATATTCGTCAGAAGCGTTCCGCGCATTTTCCCTGTCTCCTCTAGGTCTTAACTTCGAAGTCGACCGAGTTAAGCATGTGCCCGGATGCGACCAGCGGTTTCGAATGGCCCTTACGCGCGATCGTTGACGGCGCGAGCGGCGGATCGTTGGTGTCTACAATACTTTGACGAAGTTGTCCCGCGATAGCTTGCCCGGTCAGCGTCAGCACCTTCTCGACGTCGTAGTTATGGTCGATCAAGAGCTGCCCGATCGCTGCCGGCCACTCGGGCGACTTCTCCGCGATCATGTTTCGGAAGAACGGACGAGGCGGGATTCCGGCGCCGGGCGCGCCGCCGTCTTGAATCGCGGCCACCATAGCGACCGGTGTCCCGCCCGGATAGGTCGCGCCTTCGAGGAAGCCGACGCGAACGCCGCCGCCGTCGCCGAGGAGGTCCGCGATCTGACGAAGCGCCGCTTCGAATTTCTCGCCGCCTCGGATCGCCGCCATCGTGTCCTCAGTAAACCCGGCCGAGCCCGCGGCCGATATAGATGCCGTCCGGGATGACGGTCGGGTTCGCCATGTAGCGCGCCGTCCGGGTCGGCGCCAGCGCGGCCCAATACTCGGCGCCGTACTTCGTCTGCATGTACCACGCTTGCGACGGCGACCCGGCGTTCGCGTCGCCCATATCGGCATGAACGGAGACGGAGCCCTCGGTCGCGCTATCGACGCGGCCGACGATCGGCGATGCGGCCTGGCCGGTCGCGGACGCGGCGCCCTGCGCGTCCCGCGGCGCACTCAGGAACGCGATATGCGACGTCAGGAGGTACAGGCAGCTTTCGAGCATCCCGGCGACCGCGTTAAGCGGATTGCACGGCTCGTTCCCGCATAGGAACGACGCGCGCAGGAACCATCCCGCGCCCTGCGCCGGGGTGCAGTTCGCGAACTCCGGATACATCCCGGTCCATTTCGCGAAGTCGAACGTAACGACCGGCGTCTGCTGGTTCATGGCCCGATTACTCCGCGGCGGTCTGGCTGGCCGCCGGAGCCTCGCTGGCTGGCGTTTCGGTCGAGGCCTCCGAGGTCGCGGCCGGTTCGCCGGACGCTGCGGGCGCGGCTGGCTGCGAACCCGGGGCGGCTTCCGAGCCCGTCCCCTCGCCGTCGGAGCCGGAAGCCTGCGCCCGGTCGCCTTCCGGAGCTTGCTCGGCCTCCGGCGCGTCCGATTTCTGATCCTCGACGATATAGACGAAATTTTCTTTCACGAGGAGCGTTTCGCGGTTCTGTTCGAGCCACGCCTCGATCCACTCGCGCTCGACGTCCGTATAGCCGGGCTCCGCGAACTCGCCCGAGGCATCGCCGGTCCCGGTATGGATCCCCGACGGGCCGTTCAGGCGAACCGCCGGGCCGTCCGGGATCAACGGGAATTTGCCGCCGCCGTCATCTGGCCCGGGGATGAAGCGCCGGATCGTAAGTCCGTTCGCGTGGCGGCAAGCAACCTTTACGAGGGCCATCGGGTCTCTCCTGTTTAACCGCCGACCGCCGCGGTCGCGCGTTCCATCTTCGCGGCCCGGCTCTCTTCGGTCTCGATGTTGCTGACGTCTGTGCGGGTGGACTTCGGCATACGAGCGTCGTTCTTCGGGTTAACCGGTTCGAGGCCGCTCTGCACGCCCTTAAGCTCGCGCGCCATGCCTTTCGCGCCGTCGATCGTAACGTGCGCGAAGACCATCTTGTTCATGACGATGGGATTGCGGGCGTTCTGCTCGACCCACGCGTCCCAAAACTCCTTGTCGACCCCGAACGTAAGCGCGGCGCCGTCGACGATAACGGGCTTCTCGGGGAAGCCTTCCGGCGGAGTGCCGCGCGGATACGCGGTGCCGCGAAGGCGAACGATATTCCCGGTCCGCTTCCATTGCGTGATCGTGCGCGGGCCAGTCTGCGTATTTTCCGAGACCTCTTCGGGCTTGCAGAGCTGGATATCGTAATAGGCGACGCCGAGCTTACACGCGACGACGACCTTCTGGCCGGCACTCGACGGCTTCTCGATCGCGCCGTGCGCGTCGGCAACTTTGTCGGGGTGAATCGCGGAAGCGGTGTTGAGTTCGGCGAGCGCCTCGGCGCGGCCATCGGCCTTCGCGGCCGCGAGCGCGGCGGCTTCGCGCGCTTCTTTCTTCTGCTTCGCGGTGAGCTGTGGTTCGGAGTTCTTAGGTGCCATCGGTCTCCCCTGTGTGGTGACGGCCATAAATGCCGTGACCTCTGTACACAATTTTCCCCGATAGGGAAATGGGGCCGGGCTTCCGGGAAAAAACCGGCGGCGTTTCGGCCGCCGGTTCTAGGTGCGGGTTTCGTACCCCGGGAGAAGACCCTTAGACGCCGATCATGCCCGCGATGCCGATCGGCATACGCGTGATCGTACCCCAAACGCCGGACGTCATCTTCTGTTTCCACGAGGAGAGTTCGGCGACGAGCTTGTGCGCGCGGAGCTTCTCGTTGAAGGCTGGATACGCGACCTTCTGGTTGTCGATGTTGTCGACGATGATCTGGAAGGCGTTCCCGATCGGGCTATAGCCCTGCGAGTTCGAGGACGTCTTTTGACCATACTGCGGCGCCGACTTGACGGTCATGTTCGGGAAGCCCTGCTTCAACAGGTCCGCGACCGAGACGCCGAAGCTGTTCGCGAACTTCATTGCGAGCTGCGACTGAGGCGAGAGCGCCAGCGTCATCTTCGCGTCCATGTCGACCGCGCCGTTGGTCTGGCTGATGATCTGTTCGACCACCGCCAAGATATCGTTGTAGACCTCGTTCGCGGTCGCGGCCGGAGAGCCGTTGTTGAACCAGCTCGTTCCGCCCCACGCCTTGATCGCTGGCGAGAGATAGGCCGAGAGGTACGGGTTGTTGATGAGGCCGTAGTTCTGCAAGCCGACAATGCCGAACGCGTAGGCCAGGTTGCCGAAGCGGTTCAGGAGGCCGGAAGCCGCGCCGGTTACTTCGCCGACGTAATTGATCCGCATCAGTCCGGCGCGCTCGGTCTCGCGCTCGCCGTAAGCGACGATCGTCTGGAAGAGGTAGCTCTGGAACTGCGGGTAGTTGAAGTTGATGCCCGCGCGGCCGTTGTTCGAGTAATCGTCGTAGCTCGAAACTTCGCCGGTTTCTTCCACGACCGGGAAGAGGCGGGTCTCTTCGAGCCAGTCGCCCGCCTTGCGCTCGCCGCCCATGATCGCGGCCATCTGCAAGGGCGCGAATACGACGCGGATAACGTCGGGGTCGATCGCGGTCGTCAGCATCGCCGGGATCGCGGAGTTCGGATCGGTTACGAGAGTGCCGGCCGCTTCGTCCATCGCGAGCTTCGCGAGCGACGAGTCCGAGTTTTTCCACTCGTCCGGGACGAGCATCTTGACGCCCGGCAGGATCAAACCGTTCGCGGCGTAGACGTCCTTTACCTCATTCCACGCCTTGATTGCTTCGTTCCGGTTCATCGAAAGTCTCCTGCCTGTTTTCTCAAAATTCCGCGATGCGTGAGGCCGAAGCCGCCCGGGATTAACCGAGCGGCGTCGAGCTGATCTTGACGAGTTCGCCCGGCAGCGCGGACGAGCGGGCGTACCACTTCGTCTCGACGTTACCCTGCGAGCTGATGACCTGAGACGAAACGACGGTGTTGTTATCGACGACGAACGTCGAGCCCGAACCACCGGTACCGGTCAGGAGCTGCGTAATCGTGGTGCCGGCCACAACCGCGCCGGTCGCGTTCAATACCTGACCGACCGCGAAGTTACCGGTCGTTACGGTGCCGATCGTCATCGTGCCGTAAGTACCCGAGACCGTCGTCGACGCGACGTCGGCCTGAGACTGATTGACGCGATAGACGCCAACGCCGCCCGGGGTGCCGCTGATCTGCTCGGCGATCTTGGTCCCGGAGTTGATGCCGGTACCGGAGATCGAGCCGCCGTTTACGACGGTGCCGGAGCCGACCGCCGTAACGGTGAGCTCGTCGCCGTTCGCGATCGAGCCCGTAACCGAGAAGGTCGAGGCCGCGACCGAGGAGCCGCTCGCCGAAGCCGCGGTCGCCGCCGCGGAGCCCGCGGCCGCGAAGGACGCCTTACCGGTGGCGAAGTCCGCGAAAGCCTTCTGGCCCGGATACGCGTCCGTCAGGCCGTCGTTCACGACCCAAAAGTCGCCGCCGATCTGCAACGCGGTCTCGTAACCGCGCTGGACTTGCATCCCGGCGGGCGAGAGGTAGGTCGTATTGAGGCCCTGCTGCGTCCGCATCAGGAAGCCGGAGACCGGACCCGAGCCGAAGCTGTTGGCGATCGACGGAGCGCCGTTCGGATCGAGCGGAGGCGTTACCCACGCGAAGCGGCCGACGAAGAGCGCGACGCCCGCGATCAGGGCGCCCGGACCGGCGTCGTAGCTGAACAGCGGGTTCTGGCTGGCGCGATCGCCCGCGACCGCCGCCGCTGGCTGGCTATAAACCTGCTGCTGAAAACCGCCCGTCATGTCTCTCTCCTGCGTTCTCGTTCGTCGTTAAGGCCGAGGCCTATCGGATAGTCGGAAGCTGACCCCCGAGGGGATCAGCCCATGTTCTGGATATTCGCGAGACCCGGAGCGATCGCGCGGGCGCGGTCGACCTGAGAGGCGTCCATCGCGATTACGCTGGTCGTCTGCTCGGCGGGCTTCGTACCGGGCTTCGGCTGTGCCTTGAGGATTGGCAGGAGCGCGTCGGCGTGGAGCGTCTTCGCGCCATCGACGTTCAGCATCGTAAGCGCGTGGCGGATCACTTCGGCGCCGCTGTCGAAAGCCAGGGTGGCCGGCAGTTCGCCGACCCACGGCTTCACTTCGGCGAGCGCGGAGCGGATACCCTGCTCGGTCTTGCGGACCTGAGCGGTCGCGGCGGAAACGGCCGACTGGATCGCGGCGTCCATCGCGGGCTTCGAAACCATGTCCTTCATTTCGGCGTCCTTCGCTGCGGCCTCTTCGGCCTTTTTCTTCTTGTCTTCCTCGCTCTCGTCTTCGTCCATCGCGCCGTTCTTCGGCAGCATGTCGCAGACCTTCATAACGTCGTCCTCGCCCATGCCCTTCTCGCGCAGGAAGGCCTTGAGCGGTTCGGCGTCGTAGACGGAGCCCGAGGACGCGACCGCCGGAGCTTCGATCGGCGAGACTTCGGTATCGGCGACCTCCTTCTCCTCGACGTCCTTATCGAGTTCTTCGAAGGCGTCGATCGCCTTCGCGAGGCTCGCCATGGAGGCGTCGAGCGCGATGCCCTTCTTGAGCTTGCCGTCGAGCGCGAGGCGAACGGCAGCGATAACGGCTGGCTTCTGCTCTTTGAGATTTTTCGGCGTGATCTTCGAGAAGACGCTTCCGGGCAGCGTAACCTTCGAGTCCATCGCCAGAAGCGGCGCGATCTGCGCGGCGGTCGATGCGAGCATCAGAGCTGCGAACCGGGTCGTCTTCATTTCGATCTCCTTGAGTGCTTCATCGCCGACAACCACATCGGATCCGGCTCGACCATCTTCGACGAGGGCGACGTGGTTAAACACGATATCCCTCATCACGCCGTCGTAGGCTGTACCATTGAAATTTCCCGGTGTCATGTCCGGCGTGTAGTGATAGCCCGCAGAAAGTTCGCGGCGCGTCTCGTCTTCGATGCCCGCGATCGCCTGCTTCGCGTTCACGAAAAGCGAGTTCGTCAGGTACGTTCCGTCGAACTCCGCGTCGGTCCCGAGTGAGCCGACGGTCTCCATCGGGCGATGGTCTTCGGCGTTGACCGGAATGTGTTTAATCAGCAATTGCACGCCGTTTAGCGTGGGTGCGGCCTTCCGAAGCTCTTCGGGGTCGCGGAGCAAATTATATATACGGTCGGGATCGAGGCCGAGCTTCTCCCAACCCGGGATTTCTTTGCCGCGATACGGGCAGACGTTCGCCTTCGAAATATTTGCTTTCGAAACCGTGAGACGGCCGTCCCGAGTTTTTCCACGGACGCTATCCCGATCGAGCGCCAACTTGAGCGCCGAATCAGTCGCGCCCTCGTCGACCTCTTCGACGTCGCCGTCGAGCCAGGCCAGCAGACCGTCGCGCGCGTCCTCGCCGATACCGTTCTCGCCGCCGAGGCGAGATTCGAGCATCGTCTTAACGGCCGGGTGGATCGGCTCCGGAAGAGCGTCGAGCGAGAACCAGCCGTAACCAAGATGCTCGTCGTTCAGCTTCGGGCCGAATTTCGCGGGCGCCTTCGCGGCGAACGTATGAAACGCGAGACCGTTCGGGGTCGCGACCTTATCGATCGGCCGAAGCGCGTCGGGCTCGATATCGATTCCCATTTCCTCGCGGTTCTCGCGGATCGCGCCAAGCTCCGGGGTCTCGCCTTCCTCGACGCCGCCGCCCGGCAGCGCCCAATGGCCGACGAAGTTATCCTTGCCCTGTTCGCCGCCGCGCTTGAGGAGCAGGATATCGCCGTCCGGCGCGACGTGAAGGATGCCGGCCGCATGTCCCTTGACGACCGCGGCCTCGTCGAGCGCCGGTTTACGACGAAGCCCGGCCGGGATCGCGGCGTTCGCTACGGTCGAGAGCTGTCCGGTCATGACGCCATCCTTTTCGGGCTCATCCACGCCTGTACGCCGGGGACCTCGGCGTCGCGGAGAGCATTTAACATAAGCTGTAGCTGTGTCTCAATCTTGAGCCGGATCGCGTCGACGTTCTTTCCGGAGCGATACGCGACCTCGTCTTCGGGCGAGATCAGGACGACGCGGCGCGAGACCCAAAGCGTCCACGGTTCGAGCTGCGCGATCGGGATTACGTGTCCCGCGTTCGTTACCGCGATAGTCCCGAGGGATGATTCCGGCGCCGTCGACATAACGCGCGTGTATCACGAGCGCGGGCGCCGGTCACGTTTCTTCGCGCCGAGCGCGCCGCGCCGCACGTCCGCCAGAACGAGGAAGCCGATCGCCAGCGAGAGCGCGAGCGGTTCGATCTGGTCTGCGGTGGTCGGCCGGAGGAGCGCGTTCTTGACGACTTGAGCCTGGCGCGTCCCGTTGTAGCCGGACCAATCGTGGTCGCTTAATCGGATCTGGAACGGCATCCCGGGGTAGGCGAGATAATACGATCCGGTCGGGCTTCGGTGCGCGCGGCGGAAGCCGAGTCGAATAAGCTGCGCGGCGACTTGCGGGATAAGGTCGCGGACCGGGATCGGCTTAAGTGCGGGTGCGCGGGATTTCCGGCTCGTCGGCTTTCGAGACGGAGACGCAGCGCCCGTTTTCGATGTAGCCATGCCAGCATGATCCGCAGTTAATCGATGGCGAGAAGGTCGGGCGATCTCGGTCGCCGTTCCAGTCCCATTGTGCGACGCCGCCGTCTTTCCCCATCGGATTCCGCGGGAGATCGGTCTTCCCCGCGATAACGAGGCCCTCGCAGCGCCGGTCGTGAAGCGGACAGTTAAACCCGAAGGTCTGTTCATGGCCGGGATCGGCCCGGTCATAGTCGAGCGTCTCGAAACGGACCTTCGCGTCGCTCATGGCTTCCTGACCTTTCGGGAGCCGCCACCCATCGAAAGTCGACGGCCGCCCTTCTTCGGTTTACGCGCCTTCTTCGCCATCGGTTAAGCCCTCGGGAATCGGCGGCATCGCGACGATATCAGATCGCCGATGCCAGCTATCGACACAGAACTGAATTTTCCCGTCCGTGATGATGTAGTGGCAAGTTCCGTCGACCGGCTTTCCGTTCTCGTCGCGGACGTATTCGCCGGTCCACCGGCCGTTGACGTTCACGGTACGCAAGCCTCCGTGCTTAAAGCTCGGCGAGAACGTCGGGCTCTCGACGTTTCCGTCGAACTTCCACGAATCCGGTAGCGGGTGCATTTCCTCGCACGCCGGACACCAATGGAAGTAGCGGCCCTGTCCGCGGCGGAGAACTCGGCTGACTTGGCTCATAGGGTAAATTCCGGGTTTTGCATTAAGAGGAAGATCGGGACCGATTTTTTGCGTTATCGCCCGCGGAACGGTCGCCGGAATCGGTCGGTCGCCGTCGGATCGAGCTTATGCAGTTTCGGCTTCCGAAGGTGAACGATCTCGTTATCGCGCATCCGGAGATCGGCTTCGAGCGTCGAGACTTGGATCTTAAGCCCGACGTTCTCGGCGCGCGCGAGATCAAGCTCGGTTAGCGGCTTCGGCTTCTTCGGTGCGTCGTTCATGAAAAGCCCTTTACGACCGGCCGGGATCGAGAGATTACGGCCTTCCTCGATAACGCGATCATTCGCGATCGGAACGCATCCTCGCCGATTAGAACTCTATCTCGCTTAGATCGAAGTTTCTGAGCGGTTTTGGCCGAAAGCGCGATTTTAGCCTTAGTCTCCTCGCTATGCCGACGTCCTATACGAGCTTGGGCCATCCGACTTTTAGTCTCTTCGGAGACAATCCTACCTTTCGCTTTGGCGCGGATTTTACGCCTAGTTTTCTCGGATAGAGCTCTCCCTGCGGCGCCGTCTCCGCCGTCGGTAAAGTTAGCAGTTTTCACTCCGGACGACCGCCAGAAGGCGATTCTCTCGATTTCTAATTCGATAGCCTGCTGGTCGTTTAGGTTCTTTGCGAGTATTCGAACCTCGACGGAGAGACCGAGGCGCTTGAGCTTCGCCACGATTCGATCGTATCGAATATTACGTCGAAAACTATACGCCCGCTTCCGGCGCCCCTTCCCGACATAAAAACAAATCCCGAGGTCGGGCCGCCAATGCTCATAGACGAGATAATCTTTGCTCACGAGAACCCTTTAACTATAGGTCGGGAAACGCATCTACAATTTATTAGCTCGCCCGGGAAGATATGCCGGCGCACCCGAGGATCGGGGTCGTACCAGCCCTCGGAGACCTTGTATCGCTTACCGCTGTTCGCAAGGTGCGTCTTCCGCGGCTCCTTCCCGCCGTGGGAATGGAGCCAGATCGCCTCCTCGATCCCGACCTCCTTCTGGCGCGCGCGCGTGATGACGGCCGTCGCCTTATTGTTCTGGTCGAGCGCGATAAACTTCGCGCGGTTGCGCGTAATCCGGAATCGCTTTTCCAAATCGTCCGTAAGAGACGCTAGGTCGCGTCCTGACGTAACGGACCGCATCACCATCCCTTGGACTTCGGTGTGATATTGCGACGCGATCGATTTGATGAGCCCGACGTTCTCGGCGACGGTCGCGTCGAAGATATCGCGGACCGTCGGCGTGAGCTGGAATTTGACCGAGACCCCGGCGTCCCGGAGGATTTTCTTGAGGACGGCCTGGCTCTGCCGCGAGCTGCTCTGCGCGAACCACCGCGCGAGCTTCGGCGCCGCCTCGTCGAACCGAGCCGTCCACTTTGCGCCGAGATCGCCGAGACTATCGTTAAGCGCGGTCGCGGGCGTCGGGATGGGGCGCGCGTTCTGTAGGAACTCGAACGGCGTCGTCTTAAGCCGCTCCCAATCGGCCATCTTGAGGCCTTCGGTCAGGACCGCGTCCGGACCGGCCGTGCGGAGACCCGCAAGCTCGGCGGCCTCCTGCGATCGGAAGGATCGGCCGACGCCGTTCTTCTTCCGGAGCATTACGCCGTCGACGTAGGCGTGCCACCACTTATCGGGGCCGCCGAGTTGCGTCTCGATCGCGGTTACGCGCTTCGGCTTTGCGTCCTGCGCGATCTCGGGCGTATTCCGGCGATACGTCGCCCGGATGCGGCGCTCGTAATCGTCCGACATAGCATCGATCATCGCGTCGATACGCTGCCGGTACTCGGCCTCGATCCCGGCGTTCGGGTGAACCGGCCGGAGGACCTTTTCGACGGGACGCTTCATCGCGCCTATTCCTTCGCGGGCTCGGCGTCCTTATCCGGCGTCGGCCGATCGCCGCCCGATTCGCCGTTCTCGTTGTCGTTATCGTCGTCGCCGCCGTCCTCGTTACCGGTGATATCGTCCGGCCGCTCCGGAACGTCGGCCGGGTTAAGACCACCGAACGGAAGGTCGGGATTGTCGATAATCGACTTGCGCCATTCGGCCGGGCTGATCGCGCCGCCGTCGACGTAAATCTGATCGCGCTCGGCCTGCTTCTTTTGCAGTTCGCCCTTCTCGGCCTCGGTCGGCTGGCGAAGCGGCTCGAAGTGGAACGTAATCTCGGGATCGATCTCTTCCCAAAGCGAAAGCTGCTGGAAGTTGATGACCTTCGTAAGGTTCGGCCGATAGAACCGCTCCTGATACGCGTTGATCGTATCGTCGTAGACCGCGATCTCGCCTTCGCTCGACGCGTTAAGGCCCGCGGGCTGGATACCGGTAAACTTTACGAGCGGGATACGCGCGACCGACGCCATGTGTTCTTGCGACTGCGCCTGCAATTCGTGAAGTCCCGCGAGCGACGCCGAGACGTTCTTAAAATCCTCGGAATTCTTGTTGACGACGAACGTCCCCTGATTGTCGCGCAGCATATTGAACATCGCGACGCGCGCGAGGAGCGCGTTCACGTTCCCGGGCGCGACCATCGTCGAGAGGTCGGTCATTAGGACCATGACCGAGAACGAGTGAATGAGCGTTCCGACGCTCTCCCGAGTCGTGAGCCAGATATCGACGTAAGGCTTCGCCATCTGCGAGAGCGAGAGGCCGCCGAACGAATACGCGGGCTTGAGAAGATCGGGGACCGGATGCCCGATAAACGTCGGGATGCGCGTTCCGTGGATTTGCTTTCCCATGACGTACCACGTCTGAGGGTTATACCAATCGGCGCGCAGCGGATCGACCGCGTTATAGGCGAGCGGATAGGTCCAGACCGGTTCGATCGTCCGCATCGCGTGAAACGAGCCCTTCGTAACCTTCGTCCGGCTCGTGGCGTCGCGACCGTCGCCGATCGGCGTCTTAAGCTCCTCGGGATCGACCTCGGAGGAGCCGTTGGGGTTGATATCGAGGTAAAGATGCGAGCGACCGAAGAAGCCGTCGTTCCGCGCTTGATTGTAGAAATGATCCCGCACGCCGAGGCGCGCCTGATCGTCCTTAAGCTCCTTGACCTTGTCGAGCTTCCCGGCGGCCGCGACGCGCTTTCGGCGCTCGTCCGGGTCCGCCATGCGCTCGCGTTCGCCCTCGGGGTCTTTCAGCGCCCGGCGCTTCCGCTCGGCCTGCTCCATTTCGTCGCCGGTAACGTCGAAGTCGATCCACTTGCGGGTGGCGTCGTCCGCGATCGTCTCCGAGATCACGCGATATTCGGGACGCTGCGCGAGCTGCGAGAGGTACGCGTACCCGAGGAAGAGCATTCCCTCGCCGGAGAGCCCGGAGATAACCTCGCCCGCCATCCACTGTTCGCCGCCGAAGGCCAGGTTCGACGCGAGCGCGTTATCCATCGCCATCGTCTGTTCTTTGGGCGGCTCGGCGCCCTTCGGCCACTTCGGAAGCTGGAACGGATTGAGCTTCGGATCCCGCGCCTTGTTGAGCGCATACTTCTGGCTGATCGCCTCAAGCTCCGGGAGCGCGAACTGTAGAGCCCTCGGGTCGATCGCCGGGTAATCCGGGCGCGCTTCGGCCGGCACGAGCGGCGGACGGTCCGGGACCTTCGTCGCGGCGACGCGTTTCTCGACCTTTCGGGGATTTGGCTTCGGCTTCGCGCCGCCCGTAGGCTTGCGTCCTGCTCCGGACCGATATCCGCCGCTTCGTCCGGGTGCGCCAGCCATTTGATTTCCTCATTTGATTCCGCGTGCATTTGATTTGTATTCAAATGCCAGTCGGCGAACAATCAAATAATCAAACGTCGCCGCGAGGCGAAGGATACAGGATCGCCATCATCGCGAGCCAAAGGAGGAGGTTCGCTTGAATGTCGAACGCGGTCACGAGATCGCCTTCCGGAGCGCGCGGGCGACGCCGTCGTATCCCCAAAGGCCGAGCTGCCCCTTGCGGCCGGGCTCGCCGGTAAGCTCCTCGACGATGACGGGCGCGGCCTTATCGGTACCGTGGGCCTTTACGACCATCAGCATCCGGCCGCCGTAGCGGAAGACGGCGCCGGTCGGGATCGGTCAAATCGACCTCCAAGACGCTGTACGGGCCGCCGTGGCTGGCCCGCGCTCGTTTCGCGGCCTTCGCCGCCCGCTTGGCGGCCGCGGCCTCCTTACGGCCCGCGCTGCCCTGTAGGCGCATGATCGCCGAGACGGCGCGCCGGTTATGCCGCTGTCCGTATCCGTCGATGTTCGGTTTAGTTATGGTTCGGGCCTTTCAGGGCGCGCCGGAGGCGGCGCAGGGTTCGCCGGACCCGGGCGTCGGTCTCGACGGACGCGTATCGCTCGATCCGGATGACCGGCAGGACGAGGATAAGCGCCGGGCCGGGCTGGCGGATTGCGGGCGTAAGGCGCTTCGGGAACTCGACGACGTTCTTCCGGCTCATAGCGCGTTCCTAAATGCGATCCGCCGCCGTCACCAGATGAGGAGCGACGGCGGCGGAGGTTCGGGTTCTTTCTCCCCGGGAGCTACGATCGATTTTCGTCTTCGTCTGACCGGCATCTATCGTCGCCGAGTGGTCGTCCCCGCTTTAAAGGGGAATTATATACATGACTCCCTTTTCCACAGCTAAGCCTCATTTTCTTTCCTCGCCTTGGCCGCGCGCCGCTTACGCTTCTTCGCGGGCTTCGATTTGGGCTTGGGGCGATAGGCGAGAACCACGTCAGTTATCGCGTCGAGGGCTTTGGGCGGCTTGGGACGTCTCATGGCTTTGCTGCCGCGTGCTTTTCCCACGCGCGATCAAGCAGGGCTTTGTCTTCTGGCGTTAAAGGCTCATCGCGTTCGGCCAAGTCCGAATCTTGTGCACGTATTTCGGACAACTCGGCCCGAAGCCGCTGATTGTCCTCACGCACGGCCTCCAAGAGATTGCGAAGCTGGATGGTATCCTCAGCACGGCGCGCGTAAATCAGTACCTGGTCAGCTAGGGCGCTGTTTGCCGATTCCAGCTTTTGAACCCTGGCGAGAGCTTTTTCGAGCGCATCGCGGGTGCCTTCCAGCATCTCAGCAAGGCTGTCATTGTTCGGGATAATCATAGGACACCTTTCATGATCGCAGGCAAATCCAAGCACCTGCATGTTTGTCGCACCGCAGTCTGAGCAATAGCGTCTCATCATTGGATCAGTGCCTTGTAGGTCAGGCGCTTGCCCTTCGTGCCGCTCACAAAGCTTTCCAGCCGCTCCATGGTGTGACGCTTCACGTTGCCGTCATTCAGACGGAAGGCAAATTCGTCAACGTAGCGGCCAAGGTGCTTTTTGCTGGCGTGGTGATAGACGCCAATCAGGCCGCGCTTCATGACCGCGAACACGCTTTCAACGCCGTTGGTGGTCACGCTATCGCGGACGTATTCGCCTTCGCTGTGGTTGACAGTTTCGTGGTTGAAGAACAGCCCGCCAAGGCCACGGTAAACGCCAGCTTCATCGGTGTGCAGCGTGGAACCGGCGGCACTAGCTTCAGCGAAGGCGCGATCTTTCGGAAAGCAAAGCCAGATAGCATCGCCGGGCAGCGCATCCGACTTCAACTCAATTCCTCTCGTAGCCAGCATCGCTCTCGCCGCTGCTTCTACTCCTCGTTCGGAAAGGGTCATGGCTTGGACTCTTTAAGACCCAGAATC